CTTGAGTTCGATGAACTACCTGAAGCTGCTCGTTGGTATGTCACTGTCCGTGCCCAGCGTATTTTTGGTGATAACTCTGTTGGATCAGAGCGTCTCCATATGTTCTCTGCTGAAGAAGAACAGGATGCATGGAAGGACTTGGTGGAAGCAGAAGGTGATACCGAAGATCACTCTATCTATGACGATCCTGATCTCTATCGAGCAATTCACAACACTCCGAGAGTTATTCCTATATGACGTTAATCAGTCACACAATCCCGAACATGATCAATGGGGTTTCGCAACAGCCAGCCTCTCTCCGACACACATCCCAATGTGAAGAATCGATCAATATGAATCCTTCGGTGGTTGAGGGTCTGACTCCACGGAATCCTACTGAGTATCATGCGAAACTATCTGCTACCTCTTTTGGTTCTGTAAAGCTCCACACGATCAATCGGGATACCACTGAACGATATAAGGTGGTTATCTCTAATGGTGACCTTCGTGTCTTTGATATCAATGGTACGGAAAAGACTGTGTCGTTCCCTGATGGTAAAGACTACCTTGCGACGACAACCCCAAAGGTGGACTTCAAAGCCCTCACAGTGGCTGACTATACGTTCATCACTAACAAAGCTATCTCAGCCACTATGGATGCTTCCTCTATTCCCACATCACGTGGTGTCGAGGCTATCGTCCTTATCAAATCTGGTAAGTATTCCTCTGACTACAAGATCAGCATTGATGGTTACCAGTATGCAGCCAAGAAGACATTGGATAACTCTGTCTCTGGTAATGCTGATGATATTCGGACGAATACCATTGCGACTGACTTAGAGACGCAGTTAGATGCAAACCTTGGTGGGACTGTATGGGCTGTATCAACTGCTTATGGTTTAGGTGCTATCGCTCAGAATGGTGGAAACACATATATCTGCACGACGGCAGGGACATCTGCTGCCTCTGGTGGGCCTACAGGTACTGGTACAGCTATAACTGATGGTACTGTAGTGTGGGATTTTGATGGAGCATATCCGTCATGGGACATCCAAGTTCAGAATGCCACTATCTGGCTTCGTCGTACTGATGGTGCTGACTTTGAAATCAAGATCACTGATTCCCATTCAAGTGACTCTATGAAGCTGGCAAAGGATACAGTCCAACGCTTCACTGATTTACCTACCACTGCTCCTACAGGATTCATCGTTGAGGTTCTTGGAGACAACTCGTCGTCCTTCGATAACTACTTCGTTAAGTTTGTTTCTGATAACACCACTGCGTCATTTGACTCAGGGTCTTGGGAAGAGACTGTAGCTCCTGGTCTAGAGATCAGCTACGATACCTCCACCACTCCACACAATCTAATCCGTAACACTGATGGTACGTTTACCTTTAGTGAAGCTGCTTGGACATCGCGTGAGGTAGGGGATATTGAAAGTAATCCTGATCCTTCATTCATTGGTGGACCGATCAACAATATCTTCTTCTGGAAGAACCGTCTTGGCTTTCTCACAGATCACAACTTGATCCTCTCTGAGGCTGGTGAGTATTTCAATTTCTTCCGCACCACAGTCACAACGACACTTGATAATGCACCTATTGATGTTGCATCAAATCACACTAAGGTGGCTACTCTAGCTTCTGCAGTTCCGTTTGATGATACCGTTATCCTCTTATCGGATACGACACTCTTCAGGGTCACGTCTGGTGACACACTGACTACCAAAACTATCTCCATTGATCCTCTTAAAGACACCGAGAGTGAAGTGAATGTTCAGCCTGTCATTGCTGGCGACAACGTATACTTCGCTCAGAAACAAGGTGGCTATACGGGTATCAGGGAGTTCCTGAATGACAAAGCGAACAAGGATAACGAGACTGCCAATATTACAGGACACTGTCCGAAGTATCTGGTAGGTCGTGCTGAGACCATCATTGCGTCATCAACGTATGATGCACTGGCTGTCAAAACTGATGGTGTCTCTAATGAGGTGTATCTCTATAACTACTTCTGGAACGGAAACGAAAAGCTCCAAAGTGCATGGGGGAGGTGGGTGTTTAGTTCTGATGCTGAAATCCTAGATATCTCATTCCTTGATGAATATCTCTATTTTGTCGTTCAGTATTCCGATGGTGTCTACATTGAGCGTGTACGTTTCGATGTAGCTGTCACAGATACAGATGCAGACTTTATGACCCTTATTGATAGGCGAGTAAAGGATACCGACTGTACTGTGGTATTTGATTCTGGAACGAACCAGACAACCATCACTGTGCCATACTCCACAGACACTACGGCTATTGTCAGCACTCGTGCAGATGGTGGTTCAACTGTTCCTGGGAGGTTGGTAAAAATTGTATCAACAAGTGGTACATCGATCATCTTAACGGGTGACTATAGTTCCACTCCAATGTGGATCGGTCAGACATATTCCTCTAATTACACCTTCTCCGAACAAACAATGAGAGAGAGAAAGGCAGAGGGAGCCGGGACTACAATCGGCACTGGTCGTCTTCAGCTATTAAGGTTCTACCTCCGATATTCAACAAGCTCGTATTTTAGGGTTGAAGTGACACCACTTTATAAGAACACCCGACAGTATGAGTTTACTGGACGTATCCTTGGTTCTGGTAACAACATCCTCAACTCAGTCGCATTAGAAAGCGGGGTCTTTAGGTTCCCCATTAAGGCTAAATCTGATCGCGTATCAATAGAGTTGATCAACGATTCCCATCTTCCGTGTCACTTTCAGAGTACGGATTGGGAAGCAAACTTCACTAATAGGAGCCAACGAGTGTAATGACTTTGTCGGATTATGTTCGTCCTGCGACCCTCGATGATGCTGAGTACCTCGCACCGAGACTTCGTGAGGCTGACCTACAGGAAATCCAAGCTGCAAGTGGTTTAGAACCTAAGCAGGTACTTTCTTTAGGTGTTGCATTTTCCACACCCTCTATTGCACTCACCACTCCAACTGGTGATCCAGTAGCCCTACTCGGGGTTTCTTCAATGGAACCTGGAGTAGGGGCTATCTGGCTTCTTGCATCAAAAGATATCGAGAAGCACACCAAGGCCCTTTTACGTCATTGTAGGGATGTAGCCGAATGGCTGAACCAGCAGTATCCGGTCTTGTATAACTACGTCGATGCCCGAAACACTTCCCACATAAGATGGTTGAAGTGGTGTGGCTTCACGCTCATCCAACGCCACGAACAGTATGGGGTTGAAAAACGCCCGTTCATTGAGTTCGTAAGGATACCCACATAATGTGTGAGCCAACTCTAATTATCACTGCTATCGGCGCTGCTGCCAGTTTAAAGGCACAGTCTGATAATGCCGCTGCTCAAGCAGCTCACCAGAATAATCTCATGATCCAGCGTCAGCAGGAGATGGAAGTAAACCAAATCCTGGCTAACCGTGCTGCTGCAGATGAACAAGCACAGGTTAACGATCAGATCGCTGAGAAACAGATCGGGACCTCACAGACCCTCACAGACAACGCAATCAAAGCAGCAGAAGCTATAGCTGCTCAGAAGGTGTCGTCCGGTGAAGCTGGTGTCTCAGGTATCTCTATCGCTGCACTTCAAAATGACTTCGTAAGAAAAGAAGCTCGGTTCGCGGATTCTGTTCGACAGAACCAAGAAGGCTTTGAGAAGAACGCAAAGAATCAAAAAGACGCAATCGAATCCAAACGTCAAGGACGGATCGCTTCTGTTCAACCCTATATTCCAAAACCTGTTACTGGTCCTGATTACGCTAGTGCCTTTGTGAAGGTCGCTGGCGCTGGTTATGACGCATACAAGGCTGGAGCATTTAGTAAGGACTAAGTATGCCTAAAGAAGTAGCTTTCAATCCAGGCATTGAGAAGCGTCAGGTTACCACTCAAACCACGGATAATTATTATCGTGTGAAGGGTGCTGATATCCCGGCACCTCTTGAGACTAACACACAGCGTCTTGAAGCTGCACTTGATATGGGTGTCGCAAAACTCAAAAGCATCGCAGACGATGAGAAGAAAGAGAAAGACGCAGAGGACGAACGTCGCGCCAAAGAAATCCTCTTTACGAATAGCTTCGATGAAATTAAAAACAAACGTGAACGTGGGGAACTACCTCCCTCTGACGACACGGTCTTCAATATGGCCCTTGATCGTGGTCTTGGGATTAAACGTGCGGAAGCATGGTCCGATAAGATCACCTCAGGTATCACTGATGGTTCTATTGATGTAAACACTATTGATGATGTCGATGAATGGGTGCGTCAATCTCTAAGTGAGGAAATGGAGACCCTCGGTGAGAGTGGAAACATTCTCATTGGTGGCTTCACTGATGGTGTCGAGAAGGTTCGATCAAAGGTTCGTTCTGAGTTCAAGAGAGTGAAGTCTACCTATATGGTGGACGAAGCCAAACAGAGTATCTTCTCTGAGATCACAACTGTGATTGAGGAAGGTAAAGCTGCAGGTGAATCTCCCGCACATATCCAGAAGATGGTGCATGAACTCTCTCCTGGCTACAGGGACCTTTATGGTTTCGATGGAAAGATCGTAGACCAGGAAGTCCTTAAAGTTGCTTCATCTCTTGCTGAACAAGATGGTGGTAACTATGAGATTGTAGAGGCTCTACTTGGTGATCGTGCTGGTACTGGATCAATTTCAGGAAAGCGTGATTTAGCTGCTCAGTCTGAAAAGATCATTGAGCTTGCACGAACGAATAAGGTTAAGAAACTTCGTTCCGATCACTTTGAGACCGGGATGGACATTGACCGTCTTGTAGAGGCTGGTGCGTTCACTGAAGATAAAGCACGTGAGTACCAATCGAAGTATCCTGAGGTCTATAAAGATAGAGAGAAGGAACTTCGAGGGTACGTCAAGGCTTCTAATAATCGCCGTGACGCTCTACTGAAAGCTCAAAAGACACAAGCAGATAAAACTGCAAAGGTTGTTGCTTCTCAACAATCAGAGTCTGATCTTGATAAAGCTCTCGCAGATTTCTGGAACAAAGGACGTGGTCTTGATCTACCACAAGAAGCTCACACACTGACTGAGAGTGGTGGTACCAAAACGCATTCGTATGATGCTTTGAAGAAGCGGATGATTAATGGTGCTTTAGCTCAATCTGAAGTCATTGCTAAACGTGATAATGAGACCCCTATGAAGACACTCGCTCGTGAGGTTAATAAATTCTCTCATAGCGGTTTTGATCATCCAGTTCTGAAACGAAAGTTCGACACCTTTGCTAGTATCATTCACACACTAGATGTTACAGGTCCTGAGTCGTTTGCAGATAATGAAAACTTCAAAGATATCCTGGCTAGAGCTAAATATGTAAAAGCTGTTGCACCTCAGTATTTTGAGAAACTGACAAGTTCCTCTCAATCCAAAGATGCACTCAACGCGATTATCGCTATTGAAAAATACAAAGGTGTTTCACCAGAAGAAGCTGCACATATTTGGTACCAGTTGTCGGCTGATAAAGCTAATGGTGAAGCCAAAGTAAACAGCAACACCTACGAAGCTCTCGATATAGCGGTACAAAATATCGCGTCATTCCCTGATGATTGGGGGTGGCAAGAAGAATCCGTAGTTGAAAATACTGGTCAGGTAATGGGACAGGTAGAACGTCTTGCACGTCTCTACGTTGGTACAGGTCTCAATGCAGACCAAGCTCTCGAAGCTGCTGGTAAAGATGTCATGTCTAAGATGACTGTCATCAATGGTCATGCGGTTTACACAGGTGATATTGAAACCTGGGATGGCTTTGGTAAGGCAGCTAAGACTGCTATCGAGAAATATGCTCAATCTAATAAGCTGGATAAAGATGATCTCACCATTCAATCCTTAGGTAACACTTCGAACCAGTGGGTGATCGTCTACAAGACCACCAACACAATCGCTAAGTTTGGCTCTAAAGGAAGTATCTTCTCAACCAGAAAGCTTCACGAGCAATCAGGTGAATGGGCTAAGGAACGAAAAGCTTCAATGTTTGAAGAGATAGATAGAACCCGCGACTCTCGTCGTGAGTTTGAGAACATCCAACAGATGCGTATACAGAACCCTATGCCTGATATGAAATAAGGAAAACACATGAGTGACACCACTCCGACTTCGCTCGAACTTCAACTCCCCGATGAGTTGATCTTGGAGCCTCTTCAATTCGGAGAGGTGTCCACTCCTGTGGCTCCTATAGAGACCTCAGAACAATCTACCGAATCTCTGCCTGTTTCTGAAGAACAAGCTACACGTCTTGAGGATTTGGAAGCTCCACAATCTCCTGATGTTGATCTTAACGATCTCCGTTTCGCAATCCCTAAGGTGATCACAGATGACCCAACGGATGTTGAAGACACTGTAGCTTCTGATGTGGAACAGAACAGTCTTGCTGAGAATGCTATCCGATCTGAATGGGCAATCTTGTGGGCTGCTCGATCTGCTGGTGGTGACCATGTTCCTGATCCTGATTTCGATTGGGGTGATCATCCAGACAAATTCGAAGAGTTCACTAAAGACCTTCCTGAAGGATATTGGAGTGAGTTTGAGGATGCTGTCTCTTTAACTCATGCTGAAGCAATGGCGAAACGTCTCCGTTTAGACTTCAAGATGGATCAAGAGATCGAAGCTGCTGGATGGAAAGGTGATGCTGCACGTATCACTGCTGCTGTCCTTGATCCTACAATTATCCCTTTAATGATCGCTAATCCTATCAATACCGCTGCACTGAAAGGTGGGCGTATCGCTCGTGCCATCAAACTTGGTGTTGTTGGGGCTGGTGAGAATGTCGCTATTGATTCCATTATTGCGGTAAATGATCCTCGCCTTGAAGGTAGTGATCTTATCTATTCGGCCCTTGGTGGTTTTGCCATGGGTTCTGCTTTTGGTGCCTTCACGAAAGGTGGAAAGCCCAACCTTCTTGATGAAGAAAACCATGCAATGGGGTTGGCTGCTGAACGGGCACAGAATGAGATTCTCCATGATGCTGTAGACGCTCTATCACCTAATGGATCATTGAGCGCAGCACAGGCTAATCCCGCTGTGCGTGAGTCTCTCTTGAACCCAACAGAAGAAGAACTCCTGGTATCCACTATCGACGCCCCTAAGAGTGCAAACCCTCTTGGTGTTCGTATGGACTCTCGTGGTCAGGTTGGTACGTCAGACAACAGTGCTGCCAGATCGATGGCTGCTGATATGTTTCCTGATTCTGTTGGTATGTCTGATGGTTCTCCGAACAAATTTAGTGCATTCGATTGGCTGTCCTACAACATGGATATGACCAACATCCAGACTGCTCGTGTAATCAAAGAAGGTGTCGCAAAGTATCTCAAGACGAATGAGATCAAAGGCTTTATGAATAAACGTAAAGCGGAGTCTGCGTTCTCTGAAGAGATCACTGCGGCTCTCCGTGGGTTCTCTAATGGTGTATCTGATGAAGCCCATGCTGCTGCTAAAGTGTATCGTGAACAGTTCAATAAAGTGTTCGAGATAGCTAAAGCTGCTGGCGTAAAAGGTTTCGAAGGTCTCCGTCATGTAGAGAACTACGTCCCTCGTATCTACCACGGTGGGAAGATCAACAAACTTGTTGTTCGTTTCGGTGAACCTCAGGTTCGTGCATTAATCTCTAAAGCAATCCGTTCTGCTCATGAAGACATCAGCAATGAACTTTCAGATAAACTCGCAAAGGCTCATCTGACCACAGTTCGTAAAGCGACCAACGATGTCGATATCCATCAGGCACGAGGTTTGAATGGTGAAGACACTGTAGCTATGCGAGAGATTCTCGAAGGACATGGTACGTTCACTCCTGAAGAGATCGATGACATCCTTGTTAAGCTGGATCGACCAGATACCGCAGGTAAACATACTCGATCTAAACAACGTACTCTTATGGATGAAACCACCTGGATGTCCATTAAGGATGGTCAGGGAATTGAAGCCACAGTACGTCTGACCGATCTCTTTGAGAATGACATCTCGAAACTTTGGGGTGCCTATAATCGCTCTGTGATGGGTGCATCAGCAATGGCCCGATTGGGTTATAAGTCTGTAGGTGAAGTTGAAGCTCACATCAACAAGGTCCACACGATTGGGCTTGATGAAGGCTTAAAGACTTCTCGAAACAACGCTGATAAACAGAACCTTGAGTATATGGCTTCTGCAGTCATGGGTCGGCCTATTGGCGCCAGGCAGCAGTCTATCTCTAATCTCAATGCATCTAAGTATGGCAAAGCTATGCGCTTCCTTAGGAACCTACAGTTTGTCACTAAGATGGGTGAGATGGGTTTTGCCCAGATTTCTGAAATGGGTAACATCCTTGGTCTCATGAATATGAAGGTCACCTTGGCTAACGTACCTGGACTCAGGGACATTATCCATGCTGCTCGTGGTCAACGTCTTAGCTCTGAGTATTTCCAATATATGGAAGACATCTTTGGAGCTGGTACGAACACTGTCCGTGATCAACGCTCCTGGCGTGATGAAGGTGTAGGTTCATCTTATGACACCTTGGAAGGTAATGTTGAAGGTGTTGTTGATAACGTCATGGAGACAACCAAACGTGCTGTATTACACTTATCGTTATTCAACACCACTCAGAATAACCTATCAAAGTTAGCTGCCAATGGTGCTGCTGCTCAGATCATTGGGATGGCTCATGGAACGTCTAAGATGTTCTCTAAGAAACGTCTCGCATCTTATGGTGCCAGTGAAGAAGACCTAAATGGTATCCTCTCTGAAATCCGAAAGCACACAAAAGAGATCGATGGAACGTATGTCAGTAAGCGAAAGTTTGTTGACCCTGCAGATTTTGATGATCCAACCCTAGCTGAGAAGTACATCTTCCTGGTGCGACGGATCGGTAAAGCAGTTGTGCAGGAGAATGATGCTGGGATGATGCATCGTGTCATGGGTGAACCTATGGCTGCTGCTGCTATTCAGTTTCGTTCGTTCATGTTTGGATCGGTCACTAATCTCCTAGCACGTGGTGTTCACATTCGTGACATCAATGTCCTTCAACAAATGGCTTGGGGCTCTTTCATCGCAGGACTTACGTGGTCCGGTCAGACAGCTATCAACGCTGTCGGTAAGGATGATCCTAAAGGTTATCTCAAAGATCGTCTTACGACTGAACACATTGCTAAAGCTGCTATTGCTCGATCACCTTTTGGTGCGGCTGTTCCTACTGCTATTGATTCAGCAATGTGGGCTGGTGGTCAAGACCCTCTGTTTGACTACAGAAGTTCTGGGATCAGTCACGACATCCTTGGTGGTATCGCTTCTGTTGATTATGCAAACAAAGCTGCAGGTACTCCAGAGGCAATCAGAAATCTGATCAATAAAGGGACTATGAGTAAAGCACAGGCCAGAAATATGTGGTCACTCATTCCTCTTCAGAACACCATAGCTGGTCGATGGGTTCTCAATTACCTATCACAAGACCTTCCAAAGCGAATAAACAACTAACAGGGGGACCTTCGGGTCTCCCTTTTCTTTTAGGGACACCCTATGGCTCTCTCGTATTTTGCGACTACCGGAAACGGTTCGCAGACAAACTTCACGTTCAATTTTGATTACCTCGCTGCGGCCCACTTGAAGGTCTCTGTTGATGGTGTCGATACCTCTTTCGTTCTGAACTCGACATACATCGTTGAGATCACCCCAGCACCTGCGGATGGTTCCATCGTTAAGATTTACCGACAGACCCCTAACACGTCTCGTTTGGTTGACTTCACAGG